GTTTTTATCGTACATTTGCACATTCATATATACAATCACTCTCTTTTGGATCTTTGCAAACAATAAACTATGGTGGTTTTGAAAATAGTTGCGAACAATGTGATTATTTATCTTCAGTAAATTTTCCTTTATTAACAACAATAAATACAAACAGATGTTTTAATGAAACTTTTATTTATTGTCCTTTATTGACCAATGTAACATTTACGTCTTTATCAACTGTAAATGGTAATAATTGTTTTCAACATACATTTTATAATTCAGGATTACAAACAATATCATTTCCTGCTTTAACTACTGTTACTGGTACATATTTATTTGGTAGTTCAATTTATTTGGCTTTTGAAGGTTGTACTGCTTTGACAGAAATACACTTCAGAGCCGATGCACAATCTATGATAGAAAATATTGATGGCTATTCTTCCAAGTGGGGGGCTACAAACGCTACAATTTACTTTGACTTATAAGGATAAAAAATGAGTGTTACAACAGAAATAATAAGACTTCAAAATTGTGTAAGTAATGCATATACAGCCTGTTTAAATAAAGGTGCTACACTACCACAGGTTCAAAATTCTGACAATTTACCTTCCACAATTATGACTATACCAGCTGAAGAAAAAAACTCAAGTCAATTACCAAGATATAAATTGGAAGAAGTAAACAATGAACTTACTGCAAAAATAACAGAAATAAATGTTACAGGACTTTTTAATGATATTCAAAGTATAGATTCATCTTTTGATTATGCTTTTTGTTGTATGGATTTTGGTAATATAAGTAAAATAAAAGTACATGGTGACCTTACTTTTCGTGATCTAGAAACAATAATTGGTGGAATGTATTCTTCATTTTATGGGTGTGAATTTGATGGTAACGCAACAGTAAGTTTTCCATCTTTTACTGATAAAGATTCAACAACAAGTGGATTATACTATACTTTTTATAATACAACAGGATTGAAAACTGCTATTTTTTCTGCATTGACAACTTTGGATTTTAATTTTATGGGTACTTTTTCATACTCTGAAATATCAAGTGTCCAATTTCCAGTTCTTACTACAATGACAAGTTTTGGAAGTTTGGGTGATGGTTTGAAATATTGTACATATCTTGAATCATTAAGTTTTCCATCACTTACACGTGTAGATGATTCGTTTGCAGATTTCACAGGAGACACAAATCTTACAGAAATACACTTCAGATCAGACGCTCAAGCAACAATAGAAGCCACACCAAATTACTCTTCCAAATGGGGTGCTTCAAATGCAACTATTTATTTTGACTTATAATAACAAAGGAAAGAATAATGAAAACAAAAACATCTTATATGGTAAAATTTGAAAATGGAACATCTATTTGGTTTACTCCAGGTCGTGCTATCCAAGAAAAAGAAGTAGTATCCAAAGAAGAACGTCCTATGTTATATGCAGATGAAGGTAAATTATTGAGAAACAAAAACACTCAAGAAGTCTGTGAATGTATATGGTTGAAAGACACTACAGAACAAGACTGGGAAGAAATTGAAAAAGAACAAGAAGAATCAGAAGAAAAATAGATACTTAATAATTGTATAATAGAAGAATCAGGTTTGTAAAATGAATAAATCTACTACATCCTATTGGTGCTCAGAATTTCGTAAAGTAAAGAATTCTCCTGCTTATCAAAAATGGTTTAAACAGGCTTCAAAACTATCAAAAATGTATCGTAACCAACAAGCGGAATCAGAGTCTGGAGATTTGAGCACAACCAGAAAGGCCAAATATAATCTTCTTTATCGTAACATAAAAGTAAAGATGCCATATTTGGTTCCATTTATTCCATCAGCTACAGTAACAAGACAAAACCAAGACTCAGATCCAGTAGCTCGTTGTTCTTCAGAAATATTGGAACGTTCATGTAATAAATTTATAGAAGATGAATGTTTGAAGCAGCAATTGGATAAAGCCAAGTTGGATTCTGAATTATGTGGTATTGGTCAAATTTGGGTAAATTACAGTTTGGATGTAGAAGATACAGAACTTGGACCTGTATTAAAATCTGAAAACATTGATTTTGAGTACATCAATTGTTTTGACTATCTTCATAATGTTGCATCAAAAAGGGAAGAAATCAATTGGGTAGCAAAAAGAGTAAGACTATCTAAAGCTGATTTCAAAAAGCGTTTTCCAAATATTGATGCCTCCAAAGTTCCTTTTACATCCAATACTGATTTACAATATACTGCAGAAGTTTGGAGTGAATTTGGCGTAGATAAACGTGATAGAGGTGCTGATACTATTTCTGTTTGGGAAATATGGGATAAATCAGAAAAGAAAATTTATTGTTTTGCTCCAGTAATGCAGACAGGTGATTTATTGGAAGAAAAAGATTATCCTTATGATATTGAATTTCCATGTGTACCAGAAGGATTGATGTTTGATGAATTTAATGATAATTTGATTCCTACACCACGTCATGCACAATGTTTGGATCAATATGAAAAAATAGATTACTTGACCAATGAAATATTTGAAGCTTTGGATCTTATAGGTGTATATGGAGCCTATGATGAATCTTGTGAAGGTTTTGATAAAATATTTGATCCAGATAACAAAAACTCAATGGTTGCTATAAAAGATGCTGTAAAATACATTGAAAAAGGTGGTTTATCTGGATGTTTGACTTGGTATGATCCAACAGCTGCTATTAATGTCATCACATCATTGAATACAGAACGTGATTTATTGATAAAAGATGTTCAAGGTATTTTGGGTGTTTATGATGTATTGGAAGGTGAAACAAATCCTCAAGAAGCATATGGTACAAATAAACTGAAAGGAACATTTGGAACACAGAGATTACAAGAAGATCAATCAAAAGTTATATTCTTCACACAGGAAATTTTGAAGATAGCTTGTTCAATTATTTCTCAGATCTTTGAACCAGAATCCTTGATAAAAGTTTCTACAATTGATTACTCTACAGAAGATCCTCAATTGTTTATCCCAGCCATCCAATTACTGAAAGACAATGGTTTACGTGATACAAGACTAGAAGTATCCTCTGAAGAAGTAAAAGCTTATACAGATGAATCATATAAACAAAGAATAGTAGAATTGTGGAAGGTTGTTTTTGAAATGTTGGCTCAATCTGCACAAATGATTCAATCTATTCCAGAAATGGCTATCATCTGCAAAACAGCACTTATGTCAACAGTCCGTGGTTATCGTGTTGGTAGGACTGTAGAAAACTTGCTTGAACAAGCTATTGATTCTGCAATTAAACAATATCAACAAAATCAAGTAAACAAAGGTCCATCAGTAGAAGATAAAATTGCACAAGCTGAATTGACAAAAGCACAAGCTCAAGCAAATAAAGTTCAAATAGATGCACAAAAGGCTGCTGCTGAGTTACGTTTGAAAGACAATAAAGACAATGCAGATGTTCAAATTGAAGCGGCAAAAATGCAAGCTCAAACAGAAAAACTTCAAGTCGAAAAAGATAAATTATTGAAAGATATGATTATTGATGCACAAGAAGTTGAATTGAAACAACAAGCCGAAGAACGTAAACAACTTGAAACAGAAAATGAAATTGAGTTGGCTTGGTATGCAGCAAAAAATCCTGAAATACCATCAATACCAACAATAGGTACAAGAGCATAATAGGAGTAATAAATGGGACACAAACCTTCAATTCCTGTGTATAATACAAATGAGGCTATTGGAGAACAAGAGCGTATAAGAAACTCCACCAGAAATGATTTATATACAAACTATGAATCTGGTCTTGGTGGTTATTCTTGGGATCCTGAATCAAATACAATAAAAACAAATTATAACCAAACAGATAATTTTCGTCTTGGTCATATTGATACCGGCGTGCAAAATTTGGATTTAAATCCGGATACGGCAACTGAAGAATATTTTAATAATGCTATGACAAATATTCAGCCTCAAATTGATCAATATAGATCTCAAGTGAGCGCAGATTTAATTAATAAAGGTATTCCAATTGGTAGCCGTGCATATAATCAAGTGCAAGAAGAAATGGATAAAAATATATCACGTGAAATCGAAAATGCTTATATAGATTCTCGTTCTCGTGCTTTATCTGATATAAATGCACAAATCAGCAATATTGGTGGATTACAATCTCAAATATATCAACCACAAGTTTATGCTGGCATTGGTTCTGTAGGTTTACGTGATTTATATAATGATAAATTCCAAAATGAAATGGATATATATAACGTAAAAGTTGCAGAAAGAAATGCAAGAAATAGTGCATTGTTTGGTGGTATTGGCACAGGTTTGGGCGCTGCTATTGGAGGAATGGCTGGTGGAGGTGTTGGTGCAAAATTTGGAAGTAGTTTAGGTGGCAGTCTTGGAAATGTACTTGGCGGCGTTTCAGGACAAACAAATCAAGGAACAATAGGATAATAAAATGAACCCATATTCTACAAACATTAATTATACAACAAATTCAAATAGACAATATCCTACATATAAGGTTACACGTACAATTGCTCAACCTATTGTAGTGTCTCGTGAAGATTTAATTAAAAATTTGGCCGGTGCTACTGAAGATTATAAAAAAGCTTTAAGTGATTATAATAAAGATATTGCAACAACTATTGGTAATGCTTATAGTGATAAAATGATTGAAAATGCTTTATCTACTCCAAAAAATAAAGGAAGACTTGAAGCATCTATCCCTTCAGCTTCTTTAATAATGGGTGGTTTAATGAGCGGATTTAAAGGATATAGTAATGCAAAAAATTCACAACTTTCCGAAAACAAAGAAAATTATCTGAATATGTTAAAACAGGTAGAAATGGAAGATGCATTAAAAGCCCGTGAAGAAGCCGCAGCTGCCAAAAATGCTGAATTAAATAAACAAACAATTGAAGAAACAAAATATACAGATTCTCCAGCTTCAGGACAAGCTCAATATGGTATCTATAAAGGCTCAGAAGGACAATCTGTTGTTGTATCTCCTTTGACAAACTTCCGTTCAGACCTTGAAAATATCGGTACAAAATTTGATAGTGCGTTTGAAAACATAGATGAAATGCAAAAAGATTCTACACGTTTTGGAAGATGGAGAACAAATGCTTTATGGGGATGGGGCGTATCTGATGCAGAAAAACAAGCCCGTGATGACTTTGAAGCTTGGAAAGGCTCTATGAAAAACGTCTTGGTAAATGCAAATAGACAAGCTGGTACTGGTGCTATGTCTGATGCTGACGCTGCTCGTTTTGAACAAAGAATTGGTGAAGCAAGAACTCCAGCAGAAGCACGTAATATCTTGGATTCATTTGAAGCAAAAATGTTATCTACTCCTGTTTCAAATTTGAGATCTGCTTATTATGATCAACCAGCAACTTCTATAACAGATATTGCAAAAACATACGGTGCTACAATTATCGAATAATAAATAAGGAAATATTCAATGAGAGTACAAACCTGGGATAAAAAAATATATGACGTTCCTGAAGAAAATTTGGAAGGCTTTTTGTCCGATTATAATAAAGCTACCAACTTTGATCCAGCAAAAGTGAGCTCAGATCCAAATATAAATCCAGAAAGAGGTGCAAACTGGGCAGGGACAGCAAGAGCAGCAGCACAAGGAGTTCCAGCAGTTGGTTCTTATGCAGATGAAGCAGAAGCATTGGCAAGAACTGGTGGAATGAAAAAATCAGATTTGTTATATATGGTAAATCCTGGAATGGGTCTTTCTATAATTGGTTCAAAGATGGTAGCTGGAGCCAAAAAACTACAAACACCAGAAGGAAAAGCTGAATACGAAAAATATTTAAATAATGCCAGAGAATCGACAGAAGGAGCTTTCAAAAACACACCAACAAGAGCTTATGCAGCAAATATAGGCACAGGTATTTTGGGTGAAGCTGCTTTGGCATATCTTACAGGTGGAGCTTCATTGACACCAGTAGCTCAAGGGGCAATGGGTGCAGTTTATGGTTATGGTGCTGGTGAAGGTGATTGGAAAGATAGAACAAAAACAGCTGCAATAATGGGTACAGCATCAGCAGCTTTACCTTTGGCTGGAAAATATGTAGTAGCTCCTGGTGCAAAAGCTGTTTTCTCTGCTGGTAAAAAAGCATATAATAAAATTGGTGAAAAAATTGTACAAAATAAAATACCAGAAACAGTAAAAGCATTGAAAAAAGTAGCTGATCCAAAAACAGCAAAAACAGCACTTTATATCAATCCAAAGGGTGAGACTGATATGAATGTTCTTTCTACTGTTATGAATACTGCAGATGATTACGCAACACAAGCAAAAGTAGCTACAGAATTGGTAAAAGAAACACCAAAGAATGCAGGTTTATATAATTCAGAAATAATGCAAAGTGCAAATGATCTAGCCAATATTGGATGGAAAAATCAAGTAGTTGGTGCTGTTGATGATGTAGCTTCTCGTGTAACAAATGAAGCTGATAGAAAAATCCTTGGTCAAATATCAGAAAAACTATCCCAAGCTACAAGAACAACTATAGAATCAGCTGATAATGCTCTTGAAGAAGTTGAATTGAAAAACGTAAAAGAAATTGTAAATTATGCACTTGATAAATTTGGTAAAGGATTAACAAAAAAAACTAGAGATATGCTTGAAAAAAGAATGATCTCTGAAGGTATGGCCAAACGTGTATCAAACAAATTGGTGAGTAAACCTCTAGCTGAAAGTGCAAAAACTTCTCTTGGTAAAGCTCTTATTGGAGATATTGTAACATATGCAGCTGGTAATATTTTGACTCCTGGTGCTGGTCCTTTGGCTGTGGTTGGTAAAAATATATTGAGAGGTGGAACAGGAAGTGCAGTAAAAAAACATATTGCCAATAAAGCTACAAGTAAAGCTGCAGAAACAATAGTAAAAAGTGCACTACCTCAAGCATCAAAACAAGCTGAAAACTCAATATTGAATAGCCTACTAGGACCAAGACCAACAGCCCCAAGACTTATTCAAGCATTCTCAAAACCAAATGTAGTACCAAAACAAACACCATTATTGATGAAACCTACATTATATCAACAACCAATAATGCAATCTTTGGTACAGTAAAATAAAACCCAGATGTAAAAGTCTGGGTTATTTGTTTTTGAAAGGATCCCAATTTTCAAAAGATTTATCCGTTATATAATCTATCAACTTACATATCAATGGCGATAGTAATAATAGAATCAAAATAATCATAGTTTTACCTCTTTGCTTTTTTTACCCTCCTATTATAATCCTTTTTAATTCCTTTGTCAATATCTACCATAGGAAATCTTATAGTTGAACATGATAAAGGAGAATCATACATACTTATCTCTTCTTCCATGTTTTCTTGTTCACCCATCTGTTTCTTTATTTTTTTACTCTGGAGAGCTTTTATTACCTTTCTGGTATACTGATACTTATCTATGGTTTTATAAGATTGTACGGTCAAAATTATTGCAAATAGAGCTATAATAAGTAAACCAACTATCATTTTTATAATTCTCCCAAAAATTTTGTAGCTTCTTTATTTAATTCTTCATCTGCCAATTGTGTTATCATCTCATTTCTCAGATCAGATTGTAACCATTCAATTCTTTTGGCTTTATATAACTCACGATATTGTTCTTTTTCAGATTCAGTCATCAAACCATTTCTATCCAACCACTCAAAAATACAAGCTTGAATATCACCAAAGTTGAAATTCGCTTGTACATTTTCTTCTTCAGTAATTACAATAGGTGTTTCAAGTCTTTTTCCTTCATAGAAATTTGTTATCATAGCCACTACCAAAGATTTATTGATTGGTACTCTCGCATTTCCTGGTATTTGTAATTCTTTATGTTTATTTATATCTGGTACAATACTCTTTATCATCAATCCCAAAAAAGGTAAATTGTAGTTTCTAGCCCAT